CCCATCCACCGAGATTGTGCGCGTGATTTCGTTCATCGTGTGCTTGTCCTCACCGCCTGCTGAAAGGCTGCCTCAAAGTTGCCGCGCCACCTTGCCTGCACCACTTGACCAACGGCTTTCACAAAGCCGTAGCGCGCCGGGATCGTCGCCCGCGGCACCAAGGCATACATCGGAATCACCTGGCGCGACCACTTCGCCTGGGCAAAGCCCTTGACCCGCCGCGACAGCCCTTTCTGGCGGCCGCGCTTAAGGGCCACCGCGAACATCACCAGCGTGCTGCCGACTTTATTGATGAAGCCGCCGCGCGCCATCACCTGCGCCGGGTAGTCCTCAAAGCGGATCAGCGAGCGCAGCGTCGGCCGCGCGCCCGAGAGAGGGACCGCCAGCATGTCCTTGTAGGGGAGCTTGGTGCCGCCAGTCTCCTGCAGTTCCATGTACTTGTTGATGTCCTCGATCGCCGCCATCAGCACGCGCTTGGTGGCCGCGGTAATGCGGATGCCGCTGCGCGCCCAGCTCGCGCGCCGCAGGATAAATTCCTTCGGCAGCACCTGGTCGCGAATCACCGCCTGGCTATCCTGCGCCGTGCGGGTCAGCGAGAGCGCCGTCGCGTAAGGAATCTGGTTGGCGGCGATGTCGGCGAATTCGCGCTGCACCGCCGCCATGCCCTCGATTTTGATGTTGACGATCGCCATCAGCTCCACTCTCCTCTTCCACTTCAATCTCATGCCCGGCCTGGGCGTGGAAGAGCACCAGCACCTCGTCGCCTGACAGCTCTTCCTGGCAGCCGACGCACCACACCCGCTCCTTCACGCCAGCTCGGCCTCGCCGAAGTCGTCGTCATATTCGCCGTTCGGAGCTGCCTGTCTTTTCAGCGTCAACTCCGGGGTAAAGCATGGTGCGCGCGGAAAGAGTATCCCCTTGAACCAGGCCTGATCGACGCGCCGCAGATCGTATTCCTCCGGATGCGTCTGCAAAAATCGCAGCACCACCGGGTCATGAAAACGTCCGTAGTAGCGCCGGATCCAGCCATGCCGCTCCCATTGCCGCACGGTATCGGTGGCCACCCCGAGCAGCGCATGCAGATCCTCGATGGTGTAACCCTCGGTCAAGCGGTAGGCGATCCGCAAATGATCCAAGGCCGCCAGCACACTCGTATGCGAACGCCCCAGGGAAGAGGCCAGCTTCTTCACGCTGACCGTGCCGGCGTGTTCCCTTAAATACAATTTGTCCTCGGGAGACCACGGTCGACGCTTGTCATGCGTCAGCCCCAGCCGCGAGGCGCGCATTCTCACCATATGCCGCGGATAACCGATCAGTCGGGTTGCCGCCGCGATCTGCCGCCGCAGTTCCTGAGCGCTCGTTCCGGCCGTCCAAGCGCGGCGCACGATTTCATCCTTGGCGGGGTTCCAGAAGTACTTTTGCCGGAGCAAGCGGCCACGGCAGCCCAAACAGAGGCCATCTTTCGGCGCGGCGTATTGACTCGGACAGAGACGGCACGGCACCGGGTGGCGATAGAGGCCGCGCGTCATGCGTGCACCTCGGGATACTCATTCCACTCGCGGCCGTCGAGGAGGCGACCGGCGCGCTTCTTTCCTGTCTTCACCATCAAACCCTGGCGCGGATGGCCTTCCATCTCGGCCAAGTTATGCCCAATATGGGCATCACTGGATAAACGGAGCACCGGGGTTTTAGGAGAAACGTCTTTGAACTGTTCTAGAAATTTAAGTGAGGGCTCCCACTCGCCCCACTGCTTAAAAAAGAACGGCACTCCTGCGGCCTGGCATTGATCGCGCACGGCGCGCGCCCAATCCGGATGCATTGGCCGCGCCTGCGGGCCGCTCTCGCCGCCGCAGACCACCCAGCGTATCCCGCCGCTTTTGATTGGCGCGGGCTCATTCCTACCCTCGCAGGTAAATTCACCGTCGAGCGGAAAAAACAGAGCACCGCTTCCATCCTCATCGTCGGCTTGTTCAATTGCGCGTAGATCGAGCGGACCCAGGGCGGGCTCGTAGCTGATCCAGCGCAGCGCCACCGGCGTCTGCAAGAGCAGCGGAATGCGCTCGTCGGCCGTCGCCTGGTTTTCGACGGAGACGCCGAGCCAAAGATTTGAAGGCGGCATGCAATTTCCAACCGCGCAGATATCCTCGATGATCGCTTTCATTCTCGCTGGCCGTTTTGTCAATATCTGATAAACGTGATGTTTACCCTTGCCGAGGCCAGCCACGCTAAGAATTCGCGCAATGAACTCATCCGGCACGGCCTCATGAAACAGGTCGCCCATGGAGTTGACGAAGATGCGCGCCGGCTTGCGCCAGTGCAGCGGCGCCTCCAGCCGGTCTTCGTGGCAGACGACGTCGGTAAACTTCCGGCCCGGGTAGGGCCGCGCGAAATCACGCTCGGCATAGCAGTGGCGGCAGCCCTCGCTGACCTTGGTGCAGCCGGTCACCGGGTTCCACACCTTGTCCGCCCATTCGATTTTGGTGTCGCCCATTGCTCAGGCCTCCAGCGCGGCGGCCAGGGCCACGCACTTGAGATCGGAGGGCAAGCGAGCGAACGCCGCCTCGAGCTGCACCTCCGTCAGCCGCAAAGGCACGGCGCCGAGACCGGTAGCGACGGTAATCTGTAGCAGCGCTGCATGCGGCGCACAGCAGCTCCGGTTGGTGCCCTCGATCCGCACCCGCGGGCCGGGCGTTACACAGGCATTCGAGAATGCACAAGGACCCGTCTGCATTTGCGCCATCAGCGCCTCCTCTTAGCAGCTATAACCGCTTGTATCCGCGCCGGGTTCTCATCCGCGCGAGCTGAGATGACACAAAGGGACCAGACAAACAGCAGCGCCAACGCTGCAAGCAAGAGCCCCACACACTAGGCCGCCATCCAAAGCCAATTCATTCCGTGCCTCCCGCAGTGCTAGAATGATCCGGTTGCTTGGCGCGCTGGAGCAAAGGGGAGCGTAGCTCAGGTGGACAGAGCATTTGCCTTCTAAGCAAAGGGCCGCAGGTTCGAGTCCTGCCGCTCCCGCCAGCCACGGCCAGCACCACGTACTCCCTGTTGTGACCCTTGGCCATCAGGCAGACCTTGTGGCTGCCGAAATCCGGAAAGAGCGCTTCGCCGCACAGGTTGGCGGCCTCACTCACGCCCAGGGCAAAACCGCGCTCCGCCGCTTCCGCAATCTCGATGGCGGCACGCCGTGGTTCCTCCGCCCGCAGACCGGCGAAGGCTTCGCGCGATGCGCGCTCGCCCTGGCGGCGCGAACGCCGGCACAAAAAGCGAATCAGCGAGAGCAGCGCAAACGTCAAGAGCACCAATGCCAGAAACTCTATGGCCATGACACGCCTCCTAGCAGCACCTTGACGCTGATTGCATCGAAGTAGGTTACGCACAACGCCTCTTCGATCTCCACCCGCGCCTGCTCCGCGTGGTCGTGATCGTAGGCAGCGCGGATCACCTCGTCGGGTATCTCGATCAGAAATTGCACGGCATGCCTCCTTGGGTTCGCGGAGCGGCCGCGCCAGCGCCACGCCCAGGCCATGCGCCTGGATCGCATCGGCCGCGGTAAACATGAGACCTGCGCCCGGCTCATTCTCCCCCGAGATTTGTTCCAAGCGCAAAGCCCATCGCTCTGGCAGTTCTCCGCCACCTCCTTTCCGAGTAGGATCTACGGCAGCAGAATTGGCGGGAGAGCTCGGTATTGCGGGTGGGCGCCCACCGAGCTCTTGGTTGTGGAGGGTCCGAAGGGCCGCTCGGGCGATCATGAGCGATGACATCCGTTCCTGAACCGACAGCTCATACCGCTTTGTAATTTCCTCAAGCCGGCGCGCGAGGGAATCCATGATTCGTTTCACTTCAGGGAGCTCTTCCTTCATTGCACACCGCCCGCGCCGCAGGCTAGAGCGGCGGCCTGCCGTGGCGCGGTGGCGCAGTGGCCCACCTCGCCGCGCGACCAGTAGCGCACCGGCCTGCCAAGTTTCACCGCATGCTCGACTTCGCGAATCGTCGAATCGCCCAGGTCACCGCCGGCATCGACTACCAGGACCTCCTCGGCGAGCTCGATCTTGCGTTGCTGCAGCTCCTCCAGCGTAATCACTGCGTCCCTGGTGATATCGAGCGGCTGGCAGACCGGGGCGAGCACGATTTTGCCGGCCATGGTTTCCAGGAAGTACGCCTGCTGCATCTCCGCCGCATGCCGGGGCGAGCCGCAGAGGCAGACGATCCGCGGGAAGTGCTTCAGGTTGCGGGCGGCGCGCTCGATGATCGCCAGGGCGAGGGCGTCGTATTTTTCCTCGCCGATGCCGGTGACATGCGGCGCCACCGCCATCAGCTCGGCGGCGGCCAGCATGGCGACGCGGCCCTCGAAGTAACTGAGGCCGCGCTCGCGCGCCAGCACCGTCGCGTCGTAGAGAAAATCAGCCAGCCGGCGAGCCCGTTCCGGGATCATGAGTTGGCTCCTTTTGGCTGCTTGAGTTGGTCTTTCTTTCGGAAGATCCCAAAGAGGGTGAGCAAATAATCAAGCAGATTACCCTCGGATTCGAACACTTTTATGCCGCCCAGCGACTTGTGACCGGGACAATTGGAATTCATGCCTACAATCTTGGTGTTTTTCGGGGCAAAGTGGCGGGGCTTATTGCTCAGTTTCATTGCACACCGCCTTTGGCGGGCGGCAGCACCGGCCTTTCCAGCTCGCGCAGGAAGTCCATGATCTCGGAGGCCTTCTGCCCGACAAACTCCAGCAAGCGCGGATCCGCCCGCGCCTGCAGGTACTCGGCAAAGGGATCGCGCAAGCCCACGACGCACTCGCCAAGAACAATCAGGCAGCCCGCATGCTGGCCAACGCGCAGGGATTCCAGATGCGGGTCGCCGTAGCGCGGCCGCGGCGGTTCAGAAGCGCAGAGCAGCGCCGTCATTTGCGGCCCGCTTTCTTTGTCTTTTTGTTTGCCGGTTTTGCCTGCTTGAGCGGCTCAGCAGGTGGCTTTTTCGCGGCCGCGACCTTTTTATCCGGCATGACCGCCGGATCGGCTTTGGCTTTCTTCATGCACTCGCGGTTGGAGCAGACTGTCTTGCCGGCATCCGCCCACTTGCAGGTAACGGCGGCCTTCTTCCCCTTGGGGAGTTCGAGGACGCAGGCATGAGCCTGGGTACAACCGCAGTAGCGGCACTTTCCCTTTTCAATTTTCGCCGCCGTCTTGGCGGCATTAAGGCGCGCCTCAATCTTGCGGCGCTCGCTGACGGGATCAAAACCCAGGCTGGCCAGCTCCTCATGAAACTCTTTTCGGCCGGCCTCCGGCCCTAGCCACTCATTCACGATCATTCCGTTCGTGAGCAGGCAGGCGGCCATGGTTTTGGCAAATTCAGGCGAATCGGTCTTACCGTTGGCCAGCACGTCTTCGATCTCGACGCCGGCGAGCTTGCGCGCTTCCTCGTGCAGCCGTGCCCAGCGATGGCAGGCGAGATCCCTCAACACTGCTCGCAAAATTTCCGGTGTCAGCTTTGTGACCGTGGCGATAAAGTTCGCGGCCAACTCATAGCGCACCGTGCATTCCCGCCCGGTGGCCTGCTTTCTCGCCGCTGCATGAAGCCGCTTAGCGGCCGCTTCCTTGGAAACCGAGGCATCCTTGCTGGCCGCCGGGAAGTGCGTCTTGCACTTCTTGTTGGTGCAGACGGCGCGCACCGAGATTTCGGCACCTTTTTTGGCGCCCTCGCGGAAGTGACATTCGATTTCCACGCCGGGTGCCACGTTGTCGCACGAGCCTAGTTTTGCCGCAGCCCAATCCCTTTTTGGCAGCACGCCCTTGGGGGCGCCGTACTCCGATTTCTGAATGCGGATGCGGTTTTTGCCGGTCTTCGCTTCGAGGTGCGTCAGGTCGAGCTCTACCAGTTGCGAGCGCTTTTGCTCGAAGCAGGCGCTATTCAAACAGCGCGGCTTCTTGGGGTCGCTGCCTTCCTGGGTTGCGGTGTTGCTTTCGCAGCTCGAGCATACCGGCAAACCCTTCGCCCTGGCGTCGTCCAGCTTCCAGGGCGCTTTATTGAGCCCCGGCGAATCGTACTCGATGCGCTGCACCAGATCGCGTACGCTCACCGCCGGACCGTGCGGCAGGGTCTTATCTTCGCCGGGGTGAGCATCTTCAGCTGTATATTCGAACACGTCCTCTCGCAGGAACTTCAGTTGCCGCTTGCCATCGAGGCGCACCAGCAGATCGGCGTGGCTGGGCTCGATGCGGCCGGCGGCGAGCGCCTGCTTGACTTCCGGGATCAGGGTGTCGAGTTTCATGCGGGCGTAGACATAACGCGCGCTCTTGCCGATCTTCTGGGCGATCTGCTCGATGATTTCCTGCCGCGTCAAATGCCTGCCCGGCTGGTTGTGCTGCACCGCGTTCATGGCATCGACGAGCTGCACATAGCCCGCCGCCTCCTCCAGCGCGGAGATATCCTTGCGCTGCAGGTTCTCAATGAGCTGGATTTCGAGTGCCTCCTCGTCCGTCAACTCGCGCACCATGGCGGGAATAACTTCCAATCCGACAGCTTGAGCGGCCCTCCAGCGGCGCTCGCCGGCGACCAATTCAAAGACCCTTTCCTCGGAGCCCGGCCGCGCATCGTCAAAAACGCAGGATGGGCCATCCCCCTGCGTGTAAACATGCGGCCTCGGCCGCACCAAGACCGGAACCAGGACGCCGCCAAATTGCCGATGCTGGCGGACACTCTCGACCAGCTCATCCATCTCCGGGCCGTCGAAGTTTTTGCGCGGGTTGGTTTTGCTGGGGACGATCTGTGCGGTAGGAATGAGGCGAAAGTCTGCAGGCCATTCGGTGACGCGTTCCTTGGCTGCCAGAGCAGCGTCAAGAAATGGAGCGGGGATCGTCGCACTCGCGGGGCCCGGATCGGCAGCGGCGGCCGACGTTTTGTTTTTTCGGGGTTTGGAAGTGGAAGAAACGGTTTCCGCTGATGAGTCCGGCTGCGGAGCCAGCGGGGATTGCGGGGTGGTTTCCATGGGCGAACGCTCCTTAAACTTTTTAGAGGTCCGCGCCTGGGCCGATGCTCTTGCAGCATTCCTGCAGCCCTTACGACTTTTCCCCGCCGCCCAGAGCGTGGGCTTAGAAGGCAGATGCTCTATCCAGCGCCTGCAAAAGGGTCCCGGTGAGCCCTGGCTCTGTTCCGCGGCGGCGAGCCGATGTACTGTGCGCGGACCTGCTTAGTACGAAAGGATTAAACGATCGCAATTCTGGATCATGTATTCTGCTCGCGTCAAGTAAAATCGTAAACTTATGTTACCGCCTTGGTTCGCGACCGTCATCAGCCGCCCTGGCGCGCCAGGGTAAAGAAGTCGAAAGCGGCGCCGGGCGCGCTTTGGGGTCGTTTTCGCTCCGGCTCTTCGAGGCTGCCAGCATGGTCGCGGTTGAGCGAGTCGGCGGCGACCTGCAGCGCCGTGTTGCGCAGGTGATCATATTTGCGTTTGGTGTTGGAGCTGAGCCGGTGGCCCATCATATGCTCGATCGTGGCATACGCGATCGCCGGGTCCTCGAGCATGTCGGTGGCGGCCGTGTGGCGGAAGTCGTAGGGCCGCAGCCGCGCCAGGCGCGGGAACTTCTTGCCGGCGACCCGGCAGATGGACTCATGGGCGCGCTTCCAGCTTCCCATCGGGCGCGCCGGGTCGGCTCCTTGCCTGCGGCGCCGGGCGCGATGCGGCAGCAGGTAGTGCTCTGGCTCGCGGGCGCCCAGGGCATGGGCGCGCCCGAGCAGCCAGCGCACCACTTTGAGCGCGTCCGCGTTGAGCGGCACCGGCCGGCGGCGGAATTCGTTCTTGAGGCCCTCTTCGATGTGGATGAATGAGCCGGCCGCGGTGTCAAGTTCGACATCCATCAGCCGCAGATGCAGGATCTCGCCAGGCCCCGCGGTGGTATTGCGCGAGAGCAGCTCGCAGCAAAAGGCCACGCGCCAGCGCGGCCGCGACCGCGCCACCTGGAAGAAATGCGTTTCCTCGTCCGGGGTCAGGGCAATGCCGGGGCCGTGGCGCGGCAGCGGCAGCGGCCGGTAGAAGCGGCGGAGGGCTTCCCACAGCCCGGCCTGCTGCAGGATCTGGCCGAGACAGCTCAGCTCATGGTTGATGCGCGAGGCACCGTCCGATTCCGGGCGCTCGCCCTGGCCCTCCACGCCGCGACGGCCGGCCTGGTGACGGCGCGAACCGCGGATCGCCTCGCGGCGCGAGATCTGGTAGGTGATGATGTGGCCGAGAGTAATTTCGCGCAGGCGCAGCAGGCGAAAGAAGCGGCCCAGCCAGCCGATGTAATCCTGGTAGTGCTTGCGGGTGCTGGGCGCGATGTCGTGCCGCTCGCGCAGCCAGAGTGCGGCGGCTTGCGGAAAGAGGAACTCCGCAAGAGCGGAACCGTGCATGCGGGCCTGTCCCATGCGTTCGCAGGCAGAACAGGCAACATGCCCAAGCGTATGCTGGGTGGGCTCGTCCATCGGGCGCCACGATAGCGCGGGCGGGGCGCGGCGGCAAGGGTACCAAGGTCCGCGGGCCTTGTGGGCGGCCCATGGCGGGCACAGCTCCGCCCCGGCACGCCGTGCAGACGTTTGCAGGCGCGCCGAGGCGGGAGCAGGGGCGACCGGACGCGATCAGCTTCCGGGGACGGTGGCCGCCTGCGCCTTGACCATGGGCAGCGCAGCCTTAATGGCGGCCACGGTCGCGGTATCGAGCGAGACGCTCAAACCGTTGGCCACAGCGGCATCCCCCGCGGCATCCACGGCGTCGAAGATCTTCGCCATACCGGCTTCGATGGCGGCCGTGACCGGTGCCGCGCCCGGGTAGATCTGGCTCACCACGGCATTGGCCAGCGTCTCCGCTTCGGCAATCTGCGGGGCATCCTTCTTGATCAGGTTTTCCGCCGTGATCAGCGCGGACTTCAACTTCTCGGCGCCGAGTACGAATGCATGGGCTACCGAACCTAAACTGAACGACATGACTTCCTTCTTTCCGGGCGGCTTCACCGCCCTCACAAAATCGGGCCTGATACCCGCTTTATGAACTTTTGGGTTGCACCTGAAAGGCCACGCACGCGGCCGAGAAGGCGGTCGCTGCCATGCCCTGTGCCCACAGACTGCCGTAATGCACGCCAAACCATCCGAAGAGCAGCGTCATGATGGCAAAGGCCAACGGCCCTACATGCTGCTTTAATTGATCCATACTCCCCCTCACTTTCCTGCGTTCGCCGTCCTTACGCCATCGGCTACGTAAGGCAGCATTTTGATAGCCCCGAAGCTGACCGCGCCAAACTTGTGCAAACGCGGATGGTCGCCCTGATAGGGCGCGGGGTTGAGAGTCTTTTTCGTCCAGACCTCGACGTTGCCCGCGATCCCGGCGGAATGATCGAGCAAATCCGCCGAGCTAACGGTCAACCGCTGGAATACCGGGCCAACGACGAAGCTATCGCCGTGATCGATGAAGCTCTTCCCCGACGCCAGCAATTGATCCAAATTGTCCAGGGTCGCGAAGAAGCCGCTTTTCCTCGTTGGATCTCCAAAGAGGGCGCTGAACTTGTCCTGCGTCTCAAAGAATCCAGTGCGCTGCTGCGGATCGCCGAGCATCGCGTTCAAGCGATCCTGCGTTTCGAAGAAGCCGGTTCGCTTATGCGGATCGCCGATCAAGTGCCGCAACTCGTTCTGGCTGCCGCCGAGGATATCCAGGTTGCGCCGGAAATCCTCTCCGATGCCGCTCACCTTATCGGTGGCAACACGCGCGAACCCCCCAAAATCGGCGCGGGCGTTGCTGACCTCAGCGATGGAGGCAACAGCCAGGTTGTGCGCATCGGCCGCCACCATCGCCTGCGAGGTCCTGCCCTCGCGCGTCAGGCAGCGCAGCTCCCACATCCAGGCGGCGGCGAAGATCACCGCAATCATCACGGCGCCATGAAGGGCCGTCCGCAGCTTGCCATCCAGGTTCATTGGCCGCACGCTTTCTTGTGCGCCTCATGCCAGGCGGCGAGGTCCGCCGGCCACAGCGCGTTGCCGTTGACATGCTTCTCGAAGCGGAGGCCGGTCTCGGCCTCGATGGCCGTCACAGCGGTGAGCCAGGGCTTCAGGTCACCCTTGGCTTCCGCCTTCTGCGGCAGCTCGAAGGCCAGCATCTCGCCGCTCTGGCGGTCGATGACGACCTTAAAAAACGCCGCGGGAATAGCAACCTTCCCCAGCCGCTTGGGATGGTCCGAGAACACCGGGCCGACATAAACTAGCAGGTCGCCGCGCTCGAGCGCCCAGGCGCGGACCGTCTCTTCCAGGCGCTCCCACTCGGCGCGGTTCAAGCCGGGAAGTTGCGGCGCCACGTTGATCATCGAAAACGAATCATGGCTGACATCGTCCGCCCAGGCCGCATCCTGCGCCGGCATCATGTGGCCGAGATCGTAGCCGCTAGCGTTGTAGGACGAAGGCTTGGCGGAATCGAGCTCGGCATGAAAGCCCGAGGCCCGCGGGATGCAACCCAGAGAATGCTTGCCGGTGAGCTCATAGGCAACCAGGCGCGGAAGCTGCAACGCGGAATCGTAGAGGGCGACATAAGCGCGATGGCAGACGACTTCGGCCGAGGCCGCCAGCTTCGGCAGCGGGATATCCGGGCAGGTCGCCGCGCCCAGCCGGGAGCCGGCCAGCAACGCAAAAACAAGAAAGAAAAGCTTACAGCGTTTCATGCATTCACACTTTCCGTGGCGGCCGGAGCGATCGAGCCGCCGGCGGACAGATAGACATTTAGCAACTCGCTCAAGGCAACCTCGCGCTGGCCATAGCCCGCGCCGGGAAGGCTCGCCCATAGATGAGCACAACGTGCAATCGCTTCCACCAATTGGCCCGTCTGGATCAGTGCAGTTGCCCGGGCCTCTTTAATCTGCTGCAGCGCGATCCGATCCTGCGCGAGCGGCCCGAAATCCGTTAAGTGCAGCAGGGCTTTATAGGCATCGAAGTACCTCGCCAGCAACTGATAACGCCCGGCGGCCGTGCTTGCGAGCCCCGGCCGGAGCTGGACAAGCACGCGCGGATGATCGGCGTAGCTGATAAAGAATCCACCCGGCTCGACGATCATGTTGTAGCCGTCGTCGCCCTTGCCGGCGGTCCCTTCGGAATGCGCGATCATATCCAGAAAGGCGCAGAGATTGACCCCGCCGGCCTGATCCGGAGTAATTCTTGGCATCGTAGTTCCTCCCTCAGCCCCTGGCGGAAGCGCTATAGGCGCGGCCGTTGCTGCCGGTGCCGGGGCCAAAGCCGTTGACGTTATCTTTGGCGCGCATATAACTAGCCATCGCCTCGTTAATAATTTGGGCGCTCCCGGGATGCAGCCGCGCCAGCAATTGGAAGGTGAGCATCATGCAGTTATGCTGATAGGCGCGCGTCTGCCTCAGATCGTTCCGGATCGAGCTCCAGACAATCAAAGTCACCGTGCTCAGCGCTGACAACATCGCCAGCAACAAAACCTCTATGATCTTAATAGCTATCACGTCACCAAGCTCCGTCTGCGCCATCAGGGCCTCTCTTGGGTTACGAGTGTGGAATCGAGGCAAGCTGGGCCTTCACCAGCAGCCAGGTACGGATGCGGTTGAGCGCCGCCGTGGTGTAGCTGGCAAGCTGCGCGCTCAACGTCACCGTATTCTCGGCCAGGCCGGAGGCAAGGATCGTCTCCACCCTGGCCGGAGCTTCAAGCTTGATGCCGGCGCTATCGGCGGCCGGCGTCCCATCGGCATTCACCTTCCAGGCCCGCATCTTGATGGCTACATGCTGTTGCGCCGCCGGGCTGGAAGGTGCGCCGGCGATCGGCGGTTGCGTGGCCTCAATCACGACCATGTCGCCGGTATCGAGCGTCCAAGCCGTCTGGCCCGCTGCCAGGCCTGGCACCGTGGCCGGGGTTGCCGTCCCCACTTGCAAGGCAATTGCCGTCGTTGACATTTCCAATCTCCTTATCCACCGCCCCCGCCGCCCCCGCCGCCGCCGCCCGGCTCCCAGCCAGGACTATGGCCGCCGCCGCCGGAACCGCTGGTAGGCGCGGATGCAGCCTTGGGAGTAATAATCACACCGACCAGCACATATCCCTGTGCGACAACAACCTCGTCCGGAGTTGTGGCCGCCAGATAAGTGACCGAGCCGCCCGCCATGGTTGGGTCGTCGGTGTAAACGTAGTAACCGGTGTTGTAAGCCAGCCCGGCGATGCTGCCGGCGTTGTAATAGACAATGCCCCAGCCGGTCTGCAGGGCAAAGGCCGCGACCTCGATCGTGGCGCTCGTGCCCGCATCGATTGCTGTGAGCGGCGAACCGCCGCCGACGATGGCAGAGTTAAAGCTGGCCTGGGTGACCGGCGGGAGCTGCGATTGCTCCGTTGCCTGCCGGATGGAAAAATTGTCGAAGTAAGCGATCAGCGGCCACTGACCCACAGTCGCAGGGGAACTATTTAAGTTTAGCACCACCGCCCGCAGTCCCCAAGTCATGCTGACCGGAAGACTGCCACTGCCATTGGACGCCGGGATATTGAACGCCAACAACACAGGCTGCCAGCCGAAGGTCCCCTGAAATACAGCGCCCGGCGAAAAAAAGTCGATCGACGCATCGGTGTAGGTCACGATTGCGATCAGATAGGCATACGCCCTGACGCCCGAGGGCAGCGTACTATTCCACTTGACCTGAATTTGTCCTGAGAGCTGATAGAGCTGCCCAGGCGCCACGCTGACCGATTTGCGCGCGGCGATGATGCCCAGCCAGGAGTTGTTCTCCGGAATTGTGCCAGCATAAAACGACATGGAAACGACGTTCACCCCAGAGACAGGCGTGACCGTCAGGCCCGAGGGCCCATCGCCGGAGGCCATCGTTGCCGACGAGACGCCCTGGGCATACCAGCCGGCAACCAAGTCACCGCTGCTCGGCGTGGCGGCGATCTCGAAGCTTGGGTTGTCGGCCAAATTCTGCCCATTCGATTGCAGCCCCGCGCCGAGGGAGCCAACAAATGAAGAGACCGTACAGGAAGCGGTGAGCGAATCCTGCTCCGCATAGGCGCTGAAACAACCCGCCACGTTGCGGCAGCGCACGCGCACGTCGTAACTCACGCCGCTGGTCACTCCCTGCAGATAACATTGCGTAACGGCCCCGTCGACCTCGTTGCCGGAGATCCAATTGCCGCTGGCATGGACCTGGTAATCGATAAAGATTTTGCCGCCGGCGAGCACGAATTGATCGGCCGGCGGGTTCCACATCACCAGGATGCGCGGCGAGTTGATCCCGTCCGAGTTGGTGATCATGGTGGCCGGGCCGCTTTCCAAGCTGAGGCTGGTGACCGGCGCGACCGCTGTAGGATTGACCAGGGCGGGCGTGCGCAGGCTGGCGCCCATCAACTGCTCCTGCGCAGTCGACCAGGCATAGATGCCGCTGTCGGTTTCTATCGAGATCAGGTCCACGCCGATCGCCAGATCCTCCGCCAGCGCCACCTTGAGCTGCTGGATTTCCCAGGCCTGGTCGGTGAAACCAAGGAAGGGAAAAGCGAAGGTAAAGGTGTCCGGCGGCTGGGCCTGGTAGGCGCCAAACTTGGCCGGCAGGGTCAGCCGGTTCGGGCGCCGCGCCTGCTCCAGTTCCATCGAGGCCAGCCGCTGCGCCATCGAAGGCGAGGTCGTCAACGCGTAATCGACATCCTTCCAGGCAATTTCCAGGCAGGGGGTCCAATAAGAAGAGCTGGACGAGCCGCCGTTCGGCCGATTGGTCGCCGACGAGGTGTGGGCTTGGGTGCAAATGTAGGCCCCGCCGCTCGAGCCCGCGGCCAGCCCGATGTCGCCGCCGTCGATCACCGCATCATTCACCGCGTAAATGGAGCCCAGAGCCCAGAAGCCGCGATCGTTGGCATCCGGAAAGCCGCTGTCATCGGCGACATAGGCGGCGCGAATGACCGGCGGAAAGGAGTTTTTTTGCCATTGGTTGCCGGGATCTAAAAACGTTCCCTTGACGGCGTTGACGGCATCGCGGCGGCTGGCATGGCGCTCGATGACCACCGTATCGCGCAACCCATCCTGATCGATCGACAGCTCCGGTTCGCGCCAGGCGCCGAGATAAACGTTCCACAGTCCGGCGATCCAGGAGAGGCGGCCGTTGCCGGCGGCCAGTAGGGCCTGCAAAATATCTTGCGGGGAATGATCCAGGGTGAACGCGCCGTTACACTGATAGCGTGCCTCGTTCGTCGCCAGCGGGCCGATGTTCTCCCAGATAATCTGCTCCCCTGGATTCTGATCGGTGGTCAGTCCGCCGGTAGTCGGATTCCAGGCGCCATAGATCGCAGAGCCTCCGTCCGGGGTATAAGTAAGTCCGCTTGAGCTCGGTCCCGAGACGCCGGGCACGGTGGCGCTCTGCACATTGCCGTTGGCATCGACAACGCGCGCGCCGGCGCCGTAGGCCGTGCCGGAGGCATAAACCGGAGGTTGCAGGACATCGACCAGTTCATCGGCGAGGTTGGCGGCAGCCATCATCAGCGTGTCATTGACGACGGCCGCGGGCGCCCGTACCCCAAAGTAGCGATCGGTGAGGTAATCGCGAATCACCAGCGCCAGGTTAGGCGTGTAGGCACTCTCGCTAGTGCGCGGATCATAGAGCGGACGGCCGCGGGCAATGATCTTGATTTGCGGCACGCCGTTGGGGAAATGGTTGTTATCCCACTTCAGCCGGAAGTGCATCGAGCAGCAGCCGTCCTGGCGATCGGTCGAGCTCCAGGCCCAAGCCCCGAGGCCGGCCGTGTCAGCGATGAGCTGCGGGAAGGCTGCTTCGCCGGGCGCGCCGAGCTTCTCTTCCACCAGCACCAGTCCGTTGTAATACCCGGTTTCAAGCAGCGCTGCTGGCGCTACGCTCCCACCCTGCAGCCGGAATTGCAACAAATTATTATCGAACCAGACCTCGTCGATCGCGGTGAGCTGGCAGCCGCTGAAGGTAAAGACCAGGTGCAGGTATTCATTGCTCGAGCCGGCGCTCGCGATGTAGCTCAGAAAACCGCCCAGCGGGGCCTGGCCGTAAAGAATCACCCGCGGCGCAACGGCTTGCCGGATGGTAATCGGGTTCATCCCGCTCAAGGGATTCGGCTGCAACAGTGCCGTAATGCCGCCCATGAACATCGTCGCGCCGGCTAAAAATAAGCCAAGGGCGTGCCCCGCCAAAAGTCCGGGCAACGAAACCAGGCCGACGCCGGATAACGCGGCGATCCCGATCAATGCCACGCCGATGGCGATCTCGACGACCTTCGGCATTACCCGATCCTCCAGGCGCGGCGCCAGGCTTTAATGGGCACTACCACAGCCCCTCCAGGGCCGGTCGAGTGCGCGGTGTGGCCATTCAGCGCGACAACGCCCAAAGCTGGCCCTTGAACCGCTTCATCGTCGCGGACATCGAAGAGCACCACGTCGCCGCGGCGCGCCAGCGCCGGCTTCACTTCCTGGAAGCCGCGATCGGCGGCGATCTTTTCCGCCAGTTTTTCCAGGTTGCCACCGCAAACTTGCAGCATGACCTTGGTGGCGCTGGCGGCGTCCGTGTACTTACCGCGAAAATCGGCGGCCAGGTCCACCTCCGTCATCGCCAGCACTGCGCCGCAGGTCAGTAGGGCGCAATCGTTTGCACCCCAAACGAAGGGCTGGCCACGCTTGCTGCGCAGATACTCGGCGAGCCGTTCCGGCCAGTCTTCGCGACGTTTGGTCGTTGAGTTCATCCCGTTCTTATCCCGCTACCGGTCGGATTGACAAGGGTCACGATCGACGGCGTTACCGTGCCCCACCAGATGGTGGTGTTTTGCAACTGCGGAACAAAGCGGAAGCCGGTGTCGCCCGGCGAAAGAATCTGCTGATCCTCGTGGGTGTAAAGCCAGCGCCGCAGGCGCTGCAGATCGAGCAGGTAATTCTCGACGGTGATGGTGACGGTACAGGTCTCGCCGGTGACGTTGATGGTAGCCACATCCGTAGTGCCGCTCCAGGCCAGGTAGGGATCGGCAATAATCGCCATCGTTGACGGATCGATGGCGCCCAGGTACATGTTGGCCGTGAAGGCCTGCCGGGTCTCATTGAGTACCTGCTGCACGGCCGAAGACGGGATCCCCGAGAGCGAGAGCGCAATGCCCTGCGCCTGCACGTCGCTGGTTTCGGTGAGCAGCGTGAGGCCGCCCAGAATCTCGCCATTGGGCAAGCCAATGCCAAGCCAGGTCTTTCCGTTCCAGGAGATCGAGCCGATGCCGCTCCACATGCGCACCCAGCCGGAGACAAACTGGATTTCCACGAAGAGCACTGGCTGCAGGCTCTTGCCTTCGTAGGCGGCCGCCAGATCGTCCGTGAGGTCGCGCGGCATGATTAGATGGCCTCCTCGAGGCTGAGCGTGATGCCATAGCTGAGCGCGTCGTCGACATCGAATTCGCGATCGTTGCTGGTGAGCGCGAAACAGCCCTTGGGATATTGAGTGATGATCGAGGCGCCATCGGCCGGCGACTCGCGCAGCGGCGGATAGATGGTCAGCGTGGCATCGCCGCTCGCATCGGCATTCACATCAAGACAGTTCAGATAGAGCCGTTGCGTAAGGCCGGTGCCGACCTGAATCCAATCGCCGGAGCGCAGCACCAACGGGGCGCTCGCCGTCCAGCCCTTCGTTGCTAGCGTCATTCCTGCCTGATTAGCGCCGTTGACCAGCGGGACGCCGGCGGCGGATCCGCGCGGCACTGGTAGGCTGGTATCGCCGAGCAGGCAGACGCCGGCGCGGCCGCGCATCAGCGCCAGGAAAGCAACCCAGGCGCGCCCGGTATCCTGCAGCGTGCCGGGCGGCAACGACATGGCCGCAAACAGTTTTTTACCGGGCCACTCAAAGCTCTGCCGCGAGAGAGTGTAGGGAGATTCGGAGACGCCAACAACATCGTGCATCTTCACTTTGATCGAGGCGAAGGACGGCAGCGCCGGCAGGGCCAGCGGGAAAACAGCCGAGGTGAGGCCGATGCCAGCGCTGCTTCCGGGTTGTACAATAACAGTCATCCAATCCCTCGCTACTTTGTCCCGATCGCTTCAACACTTAGTACTTTCGTCTCGATAACGAAGCTACTTGCACACCAACTGCGCCGAATAGTAGATGCCTGTCGGCGACGTGCCAAAACTCACAGGCATGGCAACCTGCACTACATACGGAGTCGCCTCGCTCAGATTGTCGGCTGGAGTAGCTGTCCCGCAATTACTGTGACTGTTGAGCGCCAAGGTCACGGCGGTGTCCGCCATCGCCGTGCCAAACCCCACATTGTTGCCGCCCGAGATGATTTTCAGGGTTGCAACATCCGCGGCCGTGTCAAGCGTGCCGCTGACGTACTGGCAAAATTGCACATAGACCAGCGCGCATGCCTTGGCGAAAGTAAACGCTGGAACCAAGTCTGTAGTGAAGCCAGACGATAGCCCCGCTCCAAAGTAATAGGTTGTGTTTGCGGTAGGGTTGGCGGAATTGACCGCGTACTGAATCGACTGCTGACGATCGGCGTATGCCGTGGTTGCAAGCTTAGTGCTGTTATCATTGACCGCCTGCGTTGTTGCCGTCGTGCCAGAAGGTAAAGCAGGCGTACCAGACAGATTTGACGCCGTACCAGAGGTGTTCGCGGCGTTTGCTGGAATGTCGGCACTGACCAGAGCCCGCAAAGTTGGGGCGGCGGCCGTGCTGCCGGTCGGAGCGGTCGCCATCACATAGTTTGGCGCTGCTGTGGCGGAGATGCTCGCCGCCGATCCGCTGGTGTTCGCGGCAATGGAACTTGGCAAATCAGCCGATACCAGAGCGCGAAGGGAGGGCGGATCAGACGTACTTCCAGATGGGTCTGTCGCCATCACATAGTTTGGCGGGGCGGGGGTGGCGAGAACCGTGTGAATCCAATTTCCCGCCGCGTCGCAGACCTGAGTCGTGCTGCCTTCGGGCGGACAGGTCACAACCTGAGAATTGGCGCTGCTCTGGCTCGTTATCGGGGTAGCCGCGTTGATGACCAAGGCAGGAGTGCTGCTTGCTGTGATCGGCCCAAAGGCCGCCGAAGTCGTGCCCGCATAAGGAAACGCCACGTTGCCGGGATTGAGTGATGCGCCCCAGAGGTAAACTCCGTTTGTTCCGCCACCGATGTAGTCGTCGGTGAAAGACAAGTTGGCGAGATAATAGTAGAAATTCTGCGAGCCGCTTCCCGGCGTGAACGTCAGCGCGCAGCGATACCAGCCCGCCGCAAGCCCTGTGTTAGAGATGGTCGCAGAATAGCCTGCACTGACAAACTGGACTACGCCGTTGGTGAGGTCGAAATATGCGCCACCAGAACCGTTCGCAATGTAGAGATTGTCGCCGTTGGTTTTCGCATAGATAGACTGCGTATAAAGGCCAGAGCTTACGGTCACAGGCTGATAGATAAAGTGATATTGAGCAGTCGAATCGGAACTCTCGGTAAGCGTGCTGGCGCTTGTGGCTACTCCAAAAGGGCTAGAGACTGAGTTAGCCGTGATTGTTTTGTTTCCGCCAGTCCACGGAGAGGTACTAAACGCGGAACTGTAAAGAAGCAGGTTTTGGATCGTGCCATAGCCCGATAAGCCGTCGCTGGACGCTGCCGACGCATACGAAAGCGACTGGAGTGACGTGCTGCCGCCCACGGCCAGGTTGCCGTTAAAGTGCTTCGTCCCGCCTGTATCCACGGTCTCGCTGAATACAGTTGGTGAGCCTGCCGTCAAAGCCAAGCCCGTGTAAGTTTCCTGATTCGCGATAATGTTTGTGACCGAGTTGTCTGCGTAGATTGCAGCCGCGGTGCAGTTCGACCAGTTGTTATTGTCGAACTCAACAATCCAAGGGTCTAGCGAATTTGCCAGCCCTCCTGCACGAGTCAGGATGTTGCAATACGATCCGCCGCTGCTGTTCAGGATGTTGCCGGAAACCTGTAGCCCTTTGAGGATGAGCTGATTTGCCGAGCCCACGGCGTTTACATGAAGGAATTGCGGGTTAGTGAATATCGGGCTCGGCGGTGAATAGGTGGTCTGGAGGCTAGCGACATTCTCTTTGATTTTTACGTTCAGGATGTTCGCAAACGATGGGTTGGTGATGAGAATTGCATCCTGCACCGCTTCGAACCATGAATTGCGAACCGTCAGCCCTTCTACGTCGAGCAACTCAAACGCTGCGGTGGATTCTTCCCAGAACGTCCCATTCTCAAACAAAATCCCGTTATTGATGCCCGAATAGTAGTCAAGCAATACCCCGACTGGATTCCATGAGGACGTGAAGTTGTAGAACTCTCCACTACTTCCACGCAGCCGCACACCTACGCCAAACGCCGTGGATGGACTCCCACCAATATAAAGCCCGTGCGATTCAAACTGCGTGAGCCCGGTCGCGTCGATGCCGATTGCAGCCGAACCGGAAGAGATCAGAACCAGATTATTAATCTGTCCGGCAGGTGAACCCGTGAGCGTAATTGCTGTGCCCGACCCAGTGTATTGCAAAATCGAGCCGGTTCCAGAGCCTTCCCATTGCAGCGTTCCAGCATGGGCTAATCCGGTCGAGAACGTACATGTTGCCTTCGGCCACACCAACGATTGCATCTGTCCAGAAGTTTGTGAAGCAACCGCGAGAGCGAGAGCGGTCGAATCATCGGTCGCGCCATCGCACTTCGCGCCAAACGCCATCACGTTGATCGGACCAGTCGGAGAGTACATCATGATCGCAGCGACGGTTCCCGAGGGCGCTGCGCTTGGTGCCGTCGCGCCCACCGCGACCTTACCCGCCACCGCCATGCCGTTGGCGCCGTCGCTGGTGACGCCGGGGAGCGAGGTGCCGACCGGGTTCGAGGCCAGCAAGGGAACGGCGCACTGCACATAGCCGGCGCCACCGGGAGCGACGATCTGGAGATCATAAGGGCCGGCCGCGGACACCCAAAAAGCAAAGTTGCCGCCGGGGTCGGCATGCATCGCGGAGCCGAGCGAGGCGGTGAGAGCGGCGTTGCCGTAGAGCGTCGCCGGCGAGACGCAGGCCGGGACCGCGGCGAAGGTTCCGGCGGCGCAGCCGGAGATGGCCGGGCAGGCACGCACCAGCGCCTGCGGGATGGGCGCGAGCACGCCGTTGACGAGCGTGACCGCGCTGTCGTGGTAATAGGCGCCCCCCTGGGCGAAGGCCGAGACGGCCAGCGCCAGCGCCACTGCAAACGTCTGCACGAACCTGTGAATCCCTCTCATGCTCCCCTCCGGCTCATTTCGCGCGATTGCAGGATGGAACGCTGTACGGCGCGCTCTTCCGTCATGGCCAGCGCCCGGCGGATCTCCTGCGCCGTTCCTGGCGAGGCGCCGCGGGCATCGATGTTGTAGTTGACGGTGTGGCTGGAGCCCCCGAGCTGGCTGTTCGGCAGCACCGTGCCCGCCTGGTCCGGTACCCAGAGCTCCGGGCCGGCATCGCCGACGATGCCCATCTGGCCGGCGTCCATGCTTCCGCCCGAGGCATACAGGTTCGGGCCTTCCACCGGGCCGAGCGAATCGCTGCCGCCGGCGCCGGGCAGCGCCACCGGGGTGTTGCCGCCGCCGAACAGGCCGATCAGGGCGCCCATGGCGCGCACCGCCAACATCTTGGCCAGCATGCGATCGAGCGACTGCACGATCGACATCGCCAGTGCGGCAAAGACGTTCTGGCCTTTCTTGCCGCCCTCCAGGATGGTGTTGAAGAAATGTTCCATGTCGCGCTGACCCTCCTGCATGGCGTCCTTGCGCAGCACGTTCACCGAGACGGTGATCTTGTCGATCTCCTTGGCGTACTTGTCGCCGTTCTGGATCAGCTTGGGATCGCCGGAGGCCTGCGCCAGCTCGCGGTAGCTCTGCACCAGGCCGTCAACCTTGGCGCGCGCCTGGTCGCGCATTTCGTTGATCTGCTTTTCGCCGGTCAGGGTCGAGACCTGGTAGTTTTCCTCGGCGGTCTTGACCGCCTGGGTGCGCTCTTCGAGCGAGGCGAAGGTCTCTTCGATCTGGCGGCCCACAACCTGGGCTTTGGCGGCGGCGACGGCCTGGTCTTCGCGCGCGCCGAGCCCGGAGGTGTCCTTGCCACCGGCGACCAGGGTGCGGCGCTTCTCGTCGTATTCCTTGTGGATGGCGGCGATGGCGACGTCGGCCGTCTGGTTCTTGGCGCCGCGGATCTCCGCCTCTATCGCTTCGACCTGGTAACCGAGCTTGCGTTCCGCCTCCTGCTCCTGCAGGGTCGCCTCGATGATTTTGGCGCTGCGCTCTTGCAGCTTCTTGTCGAGGTCACCGCCGATCTTCTCCGTGTCGGCCTGGGCCTTGATCTTGTCCGGCCCCTTGGACATTTTGGCGACGGCCGCCTGCGCCGCCGCTTGCATGACGGCGAGCGCGTCGATCTCGGCGTTCAGGCTATCAATTTCGATCTTGATGCGCTCGGCGTAATATTCTTTCTGGGTGATCAGTCCCGAATCTTTCAGGAGATTCAATGCGGCCAGTTGCCCCTTGGCCTCTTCCTGCGCGAGTTGCACCATGCGTTGCGCCTGTACTTCGGCGAGGTGAGTCTGTGCCCGAGCCATGGCATCGTCGGCGGCCGTATTGGGGATGTTCGGGAGCTTTTTCTTTTCTGGTCCGGCACCAGGAGCGCGCAGAGTGTATCCCTTCATTTCCGCCATCGTGGCGGCATCCGGGCCCTTCAGCAATTCGAATTGCGCCATCGCTTCGGGATCGATCAGAATCTTTCCGGTCGTAATATCGTGGACGACACCAGCGAGCGCGTTTGTCATCTCAGCAAGATGGACAATCCACGAGGGCATCGTGATGTTTTCCAAGCCGCGCAACGCCGCCCCGAATCGCACCCACGCCTCTTCCATCGCATGGGCCTGCTTGATATTCTCCGCAGTAGGCACACCATTCAGCGACATCAATTCATCGCCAAACTTTTTAAATCCTTCAACTCCAAGATTAAAAACTGGCGCCAGTTCATTACCGGCACGCCCCAACAACCGTAGCTGATAGGCGATTTTATTAGGATCGTCGGCCGCCTGGGAGAAGACGCGCACAAGGTCCATAAACACATCCTGCAGCGGCCGCGCTTGCAAATGTGCATCGGCAAACGCCACGCCGAGGCCTTTAAATGCATCGCGATATTTTTGATTTCCGTTGGTAGCCTCTGCAATCGCACGGTCGAGAAATTTCAAAGAAGAAGCCAAGCTGTCCTGTTCCACGCCGACCATCTTTGCCGCATAGCTCATCTCGGCGAGAAATGGGACCGAAGCGCCGACCTTCTGCGCGAGCTTGTCCATTTGCAGCGCCGCTTCGGCCGCTGACTTTTCAATGGCCGCCAGGCCCGCCAGCAGACCACCGGTGCCCAGCGCGCCGCCAAGGCCGGCCACCAAAGAGCCGAGCTCCGCAAGCGAAGCCTCGGCTGTCTTAAAGGCCGGGCCACTCTGATCCTCGCCCTGAATCGTGACTTTGACTGTATTGTCGGGCATTTTTATACAATCCCCTTGTCAGAAAGTCCTAACGGGCGTATGCTCAATCGCGCACGGAGGTCACCATGCGAAATATTCTTATCGCCTTGTTCACGCTCGTCGGCCTGGTGATTCTTGGCTTCGCGCTCAACAGGCGAAGCGACGTTCAACTTGCAGTACATCCACCCCAAGATGAGAGCGACCAGGCGATCCGCCAGAAGGAAATCCGGCAGGCGAACGATAACTTGCTGAAATGCGGGAAACTGATCGACCGCGCGGTCGAGTTGCAGATCCTGCGACGGCGACCCGAAGTTGGCAACATCGAAGCCGGACCGGGATTTTACGAACTGGACTTCTCCACAAAAGAGGGACTCGCAAAAGCGATCAGTTGCTACCTGAACGCGCGAGCCGTTAGTTCCAGCTCCGGCAATCTCAACTCTTGCGTCGACTTCAGGGTTAAAGATTGGCGCAGCGGCAAGGAGATCGGTCGCTTCTCGAACTGCGGCTTTGAGATGCTTTAGCATTTCTCGATGCCGTGCTCCTTGCAATAATCGGCATAAGTCCTACCGCATTGCTTAGCTTCGCCAATGAGCTGATCTGCAGACTTCACTACGGTGGGCTTACTGATTCCCAGCAAGTGATCGACGGTCACCGTTTTCTTGCACCAGCAATTCATGAGATCCGCCACCATCAATGCCTGAAAGCGCCGTTCGTCCGCTTGCTCTTCCAATGCCGCATGGCAGAGGAGAATAAATTCCCACTGCTGCAGCGACCAGAATTCCTCCGGCTTCATCCCTAAAAGCTGCCAGGCGAGCGTCAGCGCTAAGCGCCAGGTCCAAGGTCGGCGTTTAATCTCTCCGCGCTCGCCGAGGTTTCCCCCTCGGCAGGTCCTACCGGGCCGGTGATGTATTGTTCGCAAGCCCATGCGACCGCGAGGCGAAGCTCCCCGAGATGATGGATGTCGATCAGATCATCCATCAGATCGATCGTGAGATTCTCTTTCCGACCCGCCGCGTCCTGCATTAAGCCGACTACCAGCAGGGCGTTCAGATCTGTCATCGTGTGCGCCGAGCGGGCAATTGTTAACCCAAACGGATGACCGAGAAGTACCTCCACGCGGCGCATCGCACGATTGTCAAAGCGCAATTTTCGCGGGATGCCGTCCTTGAGGGTGATGGTTGCGGTGCCGGTAGCTGCATCGAAGATCGGTTCCATCCGAATTCCTTTCCTGGGTGGTTTTCATCGGGACTTATATACTTGATTCCCTATCCCAGCATGGGCAATCCGGCCCGCACAGATGGTCAGCCGGCTCTAGATTGAGTTCAAACACCACAAAATGCACAATCAAGGGAGTCCATGTATATAAAACCCGTTTCGTCGACTGCCTTAAAGATGCGATCCGGCGGTTGTGTTTCATGCGGTGACCTATCCTTGACCGCTTGCGGGATCTCCCCGCACAGCATGCAACCGCCGGAAACCTACACCCCAGCGAATGGCCCTCGCTGTGGACCGCGATACGGGCGAACCTGGGGCGCCAAAAACTACTGCGTCGAGAAGGCAAGAATGCCGGTGCCGCGGATGGTGAGGTTCACCGTCTCCAGCTCGGCGTTGGGCTCCTTCTCTTCCCAGTCCTCGATGTAGCCGTAGCCCTGGCGCCGCGGCTTGCCGGTAGCGGTGCCGGCTGGATCGAAGCGGAAATACAGCTTCGTCTTGGGCGTCAGTGCAGCCGTGATGGCGGCCTGAGCAACATCGGCAAAGATTGCCAACGCCTGCACCGTCGCCGTCCAATTGGTGTTGCCGGGCGTATACTCTTCGTTTCCGGCCGAGGCGTGCGACGTGGCGTCGAGCATCTTGGTGGCAAGCTTGAGGGTGACATCCTGCAGCTCGCCGACGGCAGTCCAAGTGGTGCCTCCATCCGGCGAAACCGAAAATACGCCGTTATACCCAGCAATTGATTGAGTCGACATCGCACATCCTCCTCTGCAAAATAGACAGCTATTTCAGATTTCGGATTTCAGATTTCAGATTGACCGAAATCGAGAATCCGAACGCCGACCATCCTTTAATGCTTGCGCGCACCCACCGTGACAACGGAGCTTTCGGTAAAATCCACCCAAACATTGGCCGGATCGGTCGGCTGATTGAACAGCGCCGGATCGAGCGGCCCAATGATCGCCCGCGTCCCGGCCGCCATCACGATCGAGAGATCGCCGATGCGCCCGTGCGAGCAGGCGACGCTGTGCACCGCGACCGTGCAGCTCACCGCGCCACCATTCTCGACCAGCAGGTCGGTGTGGCCGTCGTTGGGTAGTGCCATGTTGGCGCTGGCATCGGCCGCGGACATGGTGACCACCGCGCCGGTATTGTTGGGGATCGATTGCACTACAATCGCCGTTCTTGACATTGTCGCTTCCTCCCGGAGTTGCGAATGTTAGAGCCCCAAAACAAAGTGCCGCCCAGGTCAGGAGCAGCGAGCGCCCACGGTGACGCTAGTGGCATCGCTGATGCTGAAATAGACCGAGCCCATATCCGCGCCCGACGTCTGATTGAAAAGCGACGGATCGAGCGGCCCAATGATGGTTGTCTTGCCGGCCGTGGCCGTTACAACCACATCGCCCAGGCGCCCATGCGAGCAAGGCACACTCGTGATAGTGACCGTCTTGTCGGCTGCATCGCCGTTTTCGATCACCAGCTCGGTGCGGCCATTGTTCACGAATTTCATGCCGTCGGCGGCGTCGGCAGCCACCATCGTCAAAACGGCGCCACCATTGGCGACAATCAACTGCGGCGTCAGCGTGAGTCTTGGATTTGCCATCGCTTCTCCTTTGCCTTACGCCCCGGGGCCCGACGGCCCCGGGGTTGTGCGCACTCGTTGCGCTGGGGTTATTGCGCTGCCTGCAAACGTTTGCAGGCTAATTTCAAGGGCCTAAAGGCCCGGCGTAATCGACAAGCCCACGCTCTGATACGCGCCCGCCTTTGTGTCCCAATTCTTGAAGCCCATGTGGCCATTCGCGCTGACCATGACGGTTTTTTCCGGGTCGAACGTTCCAAGGCATTGCGCGATCGTTTCGGCAATTCGCCGGACTGTCTCTTTTTCGCCGGCGTCTGCCAAGCCGGCCGAACCATCCGCCAATGGATAAGCAAATTGGCGTTCAAGTTCCGCTTTCACCTCTTCGGGTTTCCCACTTGCACTCACACCCCAACTCATGACTCCATCCTTTCGCGCAAAATGCGCTCTTGCCGTTCCAAAAACGTTTCACCCTTTTGCACGGGCCGATCTTTATAGGTGCAAGCGCGCCGGCGATGTTCTGCACGCTCGGCATGCTTGCGATCCGTGTCAGATTTCAACTTGCACGCTTTCATAACCAACCTCAAGGCAGCACCGAGGGATCCACGGTGGTCTCAAAGACCACCTTGAGCTCCAGCAGCGTCACCGCGATGTCCAGATAGTCCGAGGCCACTTCCCAATTCACCGAGACCTCTTCCAGCCAGAGGCAAAGGCCGCCGAAGGTGGGGTCGGCAAAGAGGGTATTCACCGCGAAGACATAGCGCGGATCCGCCGCGGCATCGAGCGGCCCATCGTCGGCCGTGCCCGCGATCGGGATCTCGAGGGCGATTGTGCGCTCGCGCTTGACTCGGTTGGCCGAGACCCGCTTTGACTGCTCCGCCTTGGTGTAGAGCAACATGGCGTCGATGCCACTACTGCCATCCTGGTTCTCGGCGCCAACCGGCCGCGGCCGCTGGCGCACCGTGGGCAACGGCTTGCCGGCGGGCGCATTCAGCGCCGCCACCATGGCCGTTATGAGTTGATCGCCGATCGATGCCATTACCCCGCCTTGTTGAGCTCCGCCACGCTCAGTTTGCCATCATCAATGCGGCGGACGTGACAGACCTGGTAGCGGGTACCGTTGACCGTCACCAGGGCATCGCTCTTCAAATTCAGCGCGCCGGAGGCATAAGTGATCTTGGGCTTGCCGACGACGATGCCAGGCGTCAGGCGCCCGTGCAGCATCTCGACCTCTTCCGGCCAATCCATCACCGCGTTCGCCTTATTCCCGGCGGCATCAACGACGGCGACACCGTCATTGAAGAACAAGCCGGCCACAATATCCTGGTCACCGATCGCCATCACCGATTCCTTTTGCGCCGCGCCGGCGGAGGATCGATCGCGATTTCTTCCACTTCCGGCGGCGGCGCCACTTCCTCAACGGGAGGCCGCAAAAAGAGTTCGGCATTACCCGAATCCACCAAAGCCTGCGCATCCCGATCGGGAAAGCCGGCAACCTCGCCGCCGTTGTACGAGCCGTAATGGCGAAGAAATCGAACCTCGATCATGGCCATCTACCTCGAAAAGTTGGCGCGGGGGCCCTTGGCGCGATTCCCCATCTCCGCCGCGCCATCGGCATGATGGGTTACGCATGGTATATCCTTTAAGTGATCGTGCCCGCGCCGCCGAGAATCAGCAGCGAAGCCGCGGTCACCGTATCCGTTCCGGTGGCGCTCAGCACCGGAGTAAAGCCGAACTGCAGATAACGCTGTGCAGCGCTCAAATTGACCGGGACCGTCAGGATGCCATCGACAGTCGAACCGCCGGCGCCGCCGGTGCCGGATGCTGCCGTGCCCGCGAGCGTGCCATCCTGCGATTTCAGCACCGTCGGTGAAGACATATTGGCCGCCGCGCTGGTCGCCAGGCTATAGGTAAACTTCAGCGTTTTGCCTACTGCCAGCACCGCTTCAAAAACAATCATGACGACGGCCGAGAGCGGCGGGCCGACCGCCTGCAGATCGATAATGACGCCGGTAACCGGAGCCGTTGCCCCGGCCGTCTGCGCACAGACCGCGGCCGCGGAAACCTCGCCGACATAAGCCCCGAGATCGTGATTCTGACTCCAGCCCATGGCCGTCTCCTTTCACCACAGAGTGCATAGTCGGAAACTGCCCCACTCAAGCCAACCGCGGGCTTGAATGGGGCTCGCAGCGATTACTAGACCGCCGGTACCAAGCTTGCGCCGCCGAGAATAAAGGCAGCGGCAAAGATCACCGTGTCGGCCGAGCCGGCACTGGTAGTCGGCGTGACCGTGACGCGCAGGTAACGCTTAGCGCCGCCCAGGTCGAGCGGGATCGCCAGCACGCCGTCCTGCGCGGTGCCGGCAAGAATGCCCGTGCAGACCACGGCGGCTGTGGCGCTGGCAAGGGAAGCCGTATCGGACAGATTGGCCGCCTCGCCATGATCAACCTCATAGGCCAGCGAGAAGGTGTGGGTCGACACCAGGGTGGCCTGCCAGATGATCAACAGGACAGCGCTGAGCGGCATGTTGTGGGCTTCGCGGTCGATGATGACCTCGCCCGTAACGGCAGAGAGGGCGCCCGCGGTTTGGGCGCCGGCAGCGCCCGCGCTGACGGGAACGATCTCCGCTGCGATATTGTGAAATTCACTGAAGCTCATAACGTCTCCTTTTCAGATTGAGCTCGACAACCGTTAAAGGTTCCCGGGACGGCGCCCGTGGGCTGGCCATCCCGGATGACCGGCGCTCGTTACGAGCCGTACTCCACGCCCTGCAGGACCGCGACCGATTCGGGGTGACGTACCAGCAGGTCGTGCTCTTCAATAAAGCGCACCAGGGTCGTATCTTCCTGGAAGGCATTGTGCGTGACCCCGCCACCGTCGACCCAGGACGCCTCCATCGAGACCTCGATGGAGATGGTCGGCGCGTCGGCGATAACCACGTCGACGAAGTCGGCCAGGTAGATCTCCGAATCGATAGCGGAGCCGACCACACTCAGGTTGTTCGGGATGACCGTGGTCGCCCTGTACGGGTAGCCGCAGAAGGTGCCGCGCGCCATTTCCGCCTGGAAGAACGGATTGCCCATGGCGTCAATCGCGCGGAACTTCAGGAAATTCTCCACGCGCTTGCTCATCAGGATGCCAGGGCGGATCATGCGCACGTTGGCGTTGGTCAGCGCCAATTCCAGCTTGGCCACGTCGGCCAAGATGGCATACATCGTCGCCGTGGCGCCCGTCTGTCCCGCGGCGGCATTCGAAGCCAGGGTGGCTTGCGTGATGCCGGAATTCATCTTGTTGGCCGCCAGAGCCTGGTAGAGCAAGCCCTTCGGCGAATACTGCGAACCGATGCCGCGAATGAATGCGGTGTCTTCGGATTGCGCCAAGGCCCGCACCATGTCATCGCGCAGTCCGGCATCAATCGAGAGACCGGCATAGCGGATGAGATCGTTCGAGATCGGGATCAGGGCCGCCAACTTCTTAGCCGAGCCCTTCACCTGAGCGAACGCAGCACTGCTCGCCGGCACGCCCGGCTGGGTGGACTCGCCGATATAACTGGCCGAGCCGCCGAGGCTCAACTTGGGCAGCGTCAGGTTGCCGTTGATGAGCGGGTAGCCGGAGGGCCCCAGGGAGCGGAAAACCGCGGCCGGGCGCAAATACTCGATCAGATCCGGGATGAAGTTCTCCGGGATCAGGGCACCGCCGCCGGCGAGCGTCGAAGCCACCTGTGGCAGGGCCATCTGGAAGGCGCTGGCCACTACCCGGTCGCCCATTTTCAGCGCATGCTCGCGGGCCACATCGCGGTTGCCGGGCGCCCCTTGCAGCTTGGCAAAGGCCAGGCAACGCGCCATGCGGACGATACGGATCGAGCCGGGCGTCTTGTCGGCTTCATCGTGGAAGCTGCCGGCATCGATCGTTTCACTGCCGGGAGCGAGCAACGGCCGCGCATGGGCGCGCAGATCGCCGAGGATCTCCACCTGCACATCCTTGATGGATTTGCCGGTGCTGATCCAGCCTTCGGCTTTGGCGGTCATGCCGTGCAATTTGGCCACGGCGATGATCTCGTTGCAGCGCGCGATCTCCGCCATCGGCTCGATGCGCACCTGGAGAATCTCGGCGGAAGCCGCCGGGAGTATTGCTTGGGTGGACATAGTGTCCTCCTTCGTGGGTTCGGCTATCGCCGTGATCTCGACAGCGGCCTGTGCCGCCGCCGGATGTTGAGAAGTTGAGCTTGCGGCTATCGGCAGGATCTTGGCGCTATCGCCACCGAGACGGGCGAGCGTGTCCTCGAGGGTGGCGACGCGGTCAATCATGCCGAGCTTCTTGGCTTCGGAGGCGCTCACCATGCGCCCCTGGCCAAAGCCGTTTTTCACGTCGCCGGCTTTGACCTCGCGGCCTCGAGCCACCGCTTTGATAAACATGTCGTAATACTCGCCGACACGGCCTTGCATATACTCGCGGGCATCATCATCGAGCGGCTCGTAAGGATTGCCCTCGGTTTTGTATTTGCCGGCTGAGATCAATGTGGTTTTAATCCCGTGCATCTCCATGGCCTTCGAGATGTCCCGGTGTGCGGCAAAGACGCCGATCGAGCCCACCTCGCCGCTTGGGATGCAGGCAATTTCCATGCAGGCCGAGGCCAGATAATAAGCAGCGCTGGCGCACATCGGCGCAATTTGCGCCACGATCCGCTTCTGATCGCGTGCGTTGAAGATTTCACTGGCCAATTCGTCGACGCCATAGACCGAGCCGCCGGGAGAGTCGAAATCGAAGACGATGCTGCGGACATCGGGATTCGAGAGCGCGGCGCGGAATTGTGCGGTCAGCTTGTCGATGCCGGTGCCACCGCCGCTCGAAACATCTTCGAACTCGGCTGCCTTGGGACCAATGATGCCATAGACGGGCAGCACGGCAATGAGCTTGCGCGCACCGCCGCTGCCACCGTTGCCGCTGGCAGCCGTAATATCTCCCCGGTGGGCCAGCCAGACCTTGTCGGCGGAAAACTCCGCCAGCCAGGGATCGCGATCAAGCTTCTTCGCGCCGATGACCTCGGCAATCTCTTTCTCGGTAAAGTGGACGCCGGCTTCGCGCCGCGCCAGGACTTCCGCAATCGCAGTCAAAGTCTGCGGCAGAATCGCCCAGGGATAATTGAGCACGGCGGCCAATACTCGCTCATAGTTCATCATTGCGGGAGAGCTCCTTGTCCGTTGGGCTTTCTGGTGGGCGCCGGCAGCGTCTTGCCGGTGGTCGGCTGGGCGCCGCGCTGCGGATCCTCTTGCGATTCCTCGCCCTGAATGCCGCCGGCCCCGCTGGTGGTGAGATCGAGCGCCAGGTTGAGCTTTTTGGCTTCGGCATCTTCGGCGGCGCGCTGGGCGAAGACCTTGCGCCAATCCAGGCCGCGCTTGGCGCATTCGCGCTGATAGGTGGAGAGGCCGGAGCGGATCGCTGAGACCGAGGCCTGCACGTCCTTATAGGGGTCGACCCAATCCCAGCCGCGCGGCGTCCATAAGACCGCCTCAAGGACATCCTGCACAGTCATGCGCGGCGGAAGCTCGATTTGGCCGGTGAGGATCGCCATCGGCAGCCAGCTTTCAAATGTCGGCTGGTAAAAGCCGGAGACGAGCTGTCCCTGCAGCACGCTCCAGCCATCGCGCTCGGTGAGGATGCCCTGGCGGATGGAGGAAAAATTGACGGCACGCAGATCGCCGGTCAGTGTGGTATAGGAGCAATCGAGGCCGGCGGCGATGCCGCGCAAGGCGGCTAGCGAAAAGCTTTCGTAATTGTGCGAGGGATGCTGCCAATCGACCACCTTAGGCTCGATGCCCTCGGGCAGCTCTTCCATCATGCCCGGCTCGACGTTGATCTGCGTTGGCCCCTCGTTTTTCTTTTTGCCGCCGGCGTATTCGTCCCCGGTCTTGGAAACCAGAAAGGCCATCTTACAGGCGGCCCAGCGGGAGGCGACCACCTCGGCCAGATCATACTGGCCAAGCTGGTTCATGGTGCTCATGGCGGCATGCATCCAGGGAACGCCGCGCGTCTGATTGATGCGCTTGAAAACAAACGACTGATCCATTTGGCTGGCCGGAACGCGCTCGCGGATAATGCCGGAAAATTCCGAGGGATGGCCGCGATAGGTCCAGAAGGCAACCACGCGGCGGTATTCATCGACTTCAACACCCATGCGGATCTCGTTCGGCCCGGGATCGCCCGGGCGCCGCAGACGCTGCCAGTTGATGTCGACCTGATCTGGATCGACAAACTGCAGAGCAAAGGCAAAATCGTTGTGCGGATAGCCTTTGATTTTATGGGTGAAACTTTCCCCGTCGGCCAGCAAGGAGATGAGCCATAACTGCGCGGCCGCGGTCAGGTTGAGCTTAGAATCGGCGGTGCAGCACTTCGACCAGCACTCCCATGCCTTTTCCAGATTGCGGTTCCACTTCCCGGCGCCGGTGAAGTCGTCTTCGGAAAACGTCAGCTCCAGAGCAACGCCACCCGGGCCCACAACTTGCTCTTTCGCCGCATTGAGGAAGCGCAGCGCATGGTTGTTATTCATGGCCAACTGGCGGGAGCGGGCGCGCAGGTTGCGCAGCGAAACCCGGATCTCCTGATCGGGCGACATGAGCGCAACTACCCAATCCTCCGAAAGGCGGTCGATCTTGGCGCCGGCATAGGCGGTCTGTATGGCGCTGAAGCGCTGGCGCCGGGCAGGCTCCTGCACACGCTGCAGGCCGACGGAGCGAAGAGCGCGATCGTACCAGCTCATTTCCACACTCCGGCGCCGGTCTGGCGCGGACCAAAGGCGGCCTGGATCTGCGTGCCGCGGCCCGAACTCTGGCCATTAGCAATCAGCTCGCGGTCGTATTTGGCCTGCAAGTCGCCCTCGAGCTCTAGGAGTTCAGCGGGCGAGAGCAGGCCAACGTGGCGGCCAGCAATCTGATATTCCTTCTCGACCCGCGAGGCGCGGCCCTGGATGACGGCCTGGACGGCATCCAGCGCCTGTTTGACCCAGGAGCGGGCATCGATGCCGCCGGTGGCGCCGGCGAGATCGGGCAGGATGGTCACCGTGCCGCGGGCCAGTTCCGTGCGATTGTTGGAGGCATCAAAGAGGCAGAGCTGCCAGCTCAGCTCGACGGGAAGGCCGCCGCTGGGATTCAGCGCCAGCGTCTGTTCCGAGGTCGCGGTAAAGCTGAAGGCCTGGTCGGCGGTCAGCGTCGAATCCAGATCGAGCGCTTGTGAGCCCGGGCCGCGCAGGAAATACTTCAGGGTGACCCCTGCAGACGTTTGTAGGTTACGGTCCTCGAGGCGGAGGGTCCAACTCCACACATCGCCCGCGATCAGCGTTTGTCCGAAGGGTTGCCGCATCCGAAGACACTCTCCAGCTTACAAATACGATCCTGCGCCAACCCGGGGGGGCGAAATCAATTTTTATTTTTGGAGGCAGTGTTGATGCGGGGTTGAAGGGGTTTCGGGTCTGTACACGATTCCCGAATAAGGGGCGGAAAAATGTTTTAGAAGGGACTTATAGACATAACTCGCTTTCCGTTTTCAGGGCTTCGGCGTACCTCTCAAACCAGAAGACAACCGGGATTTTTACCTCAATCAGTAAACCAAATCGTTCGGCGTGCCGGAATGCAGAGTAGTTACGACGGCAGACACCCACGCGGTCTTGCATCTGCTGTCGCCACAGCTCCAATGGAGTTGCGTGTTTGTCGATGTTGCAGGCCCGACAGGAGGGGAAAAGGTTCTCCAGTGTGTCGTTTTCCGGCCGCTCCAAACCTGCCTTTTCGATTTCTACCTGCATTTTATTCAGCTTTCCCGCTGCCTCGTCAAACTCCCATTTAAACCCATGCGCTTCTTTCCACCAAGTAGACTTCTTCCACCATTCGCGGTGAACCGGCTCAACATGGTCGGCGTGCCATCCTTTCTCCGGAAGATCACACCCGCAGTAAGCGCACTTGCCGCCGAACTTCATTCGCAATTCTGCTCGTTGCTGCTTAGTCAGATTCATAGCGGCACATCGAAAAAACCCTGCTTGCCCTTGAAGGGGAGCGCGGGCGAGAGTGCGCGCACATTTGCCAGCCTGGTGGCGAAGCGATTGTCGGTGTAGTTGCCGTACATCCGTTCTTTCGCGCCCAGTCCATCGCGAATCTCTTCGGTGCGGACGCTCGGGGCGGGAACGTCAACGACACAGACCACATAGCCATACTTCAGGTGGCCGAGATCGATTTCATCCGCCGCGAGCTCATGGTAGAACTCGCGCAGCCAGGCCGCATCGTACTCTTTCGGGTTGAAGGGATGTTTGGCGGCGTGGATCGCCAGGCGCCCAGTGAACTGCATCGGCCAGTCGCGGGTCTCGTATTTCTTCTTGCCGAGCGCCACCAGCGAGGCCCACGGCTGCCACAGCGAAAGTGTTCTCATCACCATCTCCTGACAATTCTAGTGCGCTGGCCTTCAGAGCGCGGCGGATCCACCAGCGGCGTTTCTAAAACTTTGGGCGGTTCACTGCTGGGCGCCGTCCCGGGATCCTTTGCGTCGCCGGATGGCACACCCAGGATGACAGCGAGAGGCGACAGCGGTGAGGCCGGGGCGGGATCGATCGACGCGGCAACTTCCGGCAATAAGGGCAACTGGTTGGGATCGGATTTGAGGCGGCGCTGCTCGGCGAGCTTGCGCGCTTCCTCGTGCAGCCGCTGGCTCTCGCGCTCCAGCAGCTTGGCTGGCAGCTCCGACAACGACAGGAAGGCTGCATAGGCATAGACGCGCAGATCGAGCGCCTCGTTGCGGGCACCGTCCGGCTTTTTCCAGAAGCGCACCGGAAAGCCGTGACGGTATTCTTTTTTCAACACCTCGCAGGTCAACTGCGCGAAGTACTCGTTGGTGTTGTGGGCGTGGGTGAAGTGCATGAAGCGCGGTCCCGGCGTTTCCAGGCGCAGGCGCTCGTAAATCGTCTTCTTGATCTGCGAGACCCCCACCACAAATAACCAGACATTGGCGCGATCGACGCGCCGCTTCTTGGCCAGCGGAACGTGCCCGAAGATGGAGCTGCCCTTACAGGCAAAGACGCGCTGTGTGGCGCGCTGCTTGGTATAAGCATAAACCTCGCTGGCGTGATAGCCGGAATCGACAAAGCAGGCGGCGATCGGCAGGCGCGGCCCGCGGAAGTGCGGGAACTCGAGCTCCAGATAGCGGTCGAGCTGGGCCCAAACCTCGGGGCGCGCCGTGTCGCCCTCGAAGACGCGCCAGTCGCAGGACCAACTCTCTTCCCCGCGGCCCCAGCCCACCAGCTCCAGCTCGATGCGATCGGGCTGCACGTCGCAGCCGGCGGTGAGCAGGACAATGCCATCGGGCAGTGGGCCGGCGGCCGCAATCCCAGCGGGCGTACCGGCATCGTCGACTTGCACGATGGCAGCGTTGTGGTAATCTTCGCAGCGCTTGACCAGGCCCTCGCGGTCGACCAGCTCGTCGCGCTCTTCCCAGGTCTCGGCCAGATCGAGATTGACGAAGACCTTGAGCGGCTGCTTGTTGTCGGGGAGCTGGGCGGAGGCCTTAATGTAACGCTCCACCATCTGCGCCCAGGAAAGAAACGGGGAGTACATCTTGGAAATCCAGAAACCCTGCACCTTGGTAATCTCCGGGCGAGCGGCGCGCCACTCGCCGCGGCGCAAGAGCTGCATCTTGTCGAGCTCGTCATGCGCCGAGCCGCAGAACTCGCAGGCGTAGTGCGTGTTGTCGCGGGTCGGAGGCGCATCTTTGGGATAGACCAGACGCTTCCAGGCCAGGAGCTGGAACTCGCCGCAATCCTTGCAGGGCACGTAGTAGCGCTGCTGATTGCTGATGAGATAGCGTGCCTCGATGCGGCTCTCGTTCTTGAGGGTGCAAGTGGAGGCGAGGATCAGCAGGCGGTCCCAGAAGGTCTCCTGGCGGCTTCCCACTAGCCCGATCGGATCGCCCTCCTCGCCGGCGCTCTCGGGATAGCCGTCGATCTCGTCGGCGATGACCAGGCGGGCGCGGCGGCGGCGCAGGCCCGCCGGCGCATTCGCCCCGATGACCGCCAGCCAACCGCCGGGGAACTTCTTGAATAGGGTGGCGCTGGCGGCCTTGCGGCTGCCGCGGCTGAACTTCTCGGCCAGCGCCGGGGTATCCTGCAAGAGCGGATCGAGGGTATCGAGCGACCAGGCCTTGGCGACCAGGTCGGTCGGCCACATCCAGATCATCGAGCAGGGGTCGCGGTCGCAGAAGTAGCCGAAGATATTTTCCTCGGTGAGCGACTTGCCCATCTGGGCGGCGGTGAAGAAGACCACCTCTTCGACACCGGGGATGTTGACGGCGTTGTGCATGCCGCGCTGGTAGGGGGCGACATCGGAGCGGTAATGGCCGACCATGGAGGAGGATTCCGAGGAGAGCATACGTTCGCGCTCCGCCCACTCCAGCACGGTGAGCTTGGGCGGCGGCCGGAAGACCTGCGCCGCTTCATGAAAGGCGGCAGCGGTTGCAGACGTTTGCAGGGCGCTCATGTCAATACATCAATCGACGGTGTGCTGAACATTGCCGCCCTGAAGTGCTACGAACGACAATGGCGAACGAGGAATAGTGCCATGCTGCTCCATACAAGCGATACCGACAGCCACAACCTTGCGAATCTCATCCAGCGCGCCTACGTCTCCACGTTGGCTTGACCACGCGAATTCAGCTTCGGTTAAAAGTTTACGCATCAGCGTGAGATATCCACCAACCTCATGTGGATGCTCGGCGATAGTTCCCCACTTGCGGTTTTGAAAGACACGCTCATCATGGAGCGCACTGAGCACCTTCGCGTCAATCTGATATTTCAATGTTTTCTCCTTTCTATGATCATCACGAGGCCTCCGCAATTTCTTTGGCCGGCGCCGCGGGCGGCAGCACTGCCGGCAGTTCCGCTTCCGCAACGGCTGGCGGGGCATCATCATGCATCCCCAGCGGATTGCGGGCGAGCTGCTCAAGCACCAGGTCGATTTCCGCCAGCAGCAGCGTCTCGATCTCCGCCGGCCCGTCGGCGCGCGCCAGTAACTGCGCCAGCGAGCGCGGTAGGCGGCGCAGCATGGTGCGGATGTTGGTGTTCTTACGCCGCTCCAGATCGAGGACCTCGGCGCGCGGCAGGAGCTTACCGGATTGGACTTCAAAATCCAGCCTCGCTTTCAGCCCCTTGTATTGTTCCGTTTGAAAGCGTGCGGCGGTGAGATTGAAGCTGGCACTGGCGGCCTTGCGAGACCCAGCGGCCTTCCTGGGTGGCGCGTTCCTGGCCGTTGTCTTCTTGCGCGGCAACGGTTTCGCCGGTTTCGCCGCCGCCGGGCGTGCAAAAGCTTTGATGACCGCGTTCGCTTGGTGGGCGTCAATCAATCGGCCGACCCTCTGAATTTTTCCCTGGCTCACCAGCTTGTTGACATACTGCGGCGAGACGCCCTTGAGCGTGGCGTAAGCCTTCTGAGACATCAGCCGTGGCTTCAATGGTCATCCCCGCTGCAATGGAAAGACAAAAACTTCAAATCGTCATGATCTTTTTCAAAAAACCAATCGACGGTATGACCCGTGAACCTGTTGACCTTCAATAGAACGTCACTCGGGCAACAGGTGTGGCCTTTTTCGTAGGCATATAACGTCTGACGTGTGATTCCCAAAAATCGGGCAAATCGAAACTGGCTCCAACGATAGCTCTGGCGGACCTGTCGGATATTCCGTCCAATCGTTGCTACAAGTTCACTCATTGCGGCCTCCGCGTGCAGCCGGAGCGCCAGATGCGCAGCATCCACCAACCCCAGCGCACACTGCACCACAGATCGCTGGCCGGCGGCCGGTGCAGCAGCCGTCCGTACCACCAAAAGCCAACGTTTTCCAGGTGAATGTGCATCTTATCGTCGAGCCCTCCGCTTGGGTGCAGACGTTGGCGCGGCGCGGGCGGTAAAGTACTCCGGATCCCGGCAGGTATCGCGATGCAGCGAGCAATCGTAGTTCACAGCCACACGCCGATCGCGCGTCGGCGTCCAAAACCAGACGATCGCGGCCCGGCAACCCGGCACAGAACACCGGCCATGGCCGGCCAATGCGTAACCGGCATCGTAAAGGTCATCGGGTTTTGTATAGGGCCAGCCAAAGACGCGTTTGCGAAAGGGATTCAACCGCAAATGCTCGAGCGCCGAGCGGAAATTCGCAGCGAAGTATGGGTCCTCCGGCCCGCGCGCCAGCCAGTTGCGCACCCAGGGCGTGAGGGCCGAGGTGTCCGTCAGACAGAAGGCCCACAATGCGGCCTTGGCGCGATCGCAGGCTGGGCAGCGCACGCCAGCAAATGCGGCGCGGATCTGCTCGTCAGTGAGCGGCATCGGCGTAACGGATTGTGCTTCGTGCGGCAAAATCAACCTCGAAATCAACCTACTTTTTCCGCGTATTACTAGCCCTCCCGTGCAACTCGCGCGTTACTCGCGGGCGGCACCCCCGGGGGAGGACCCGCGACCCGCCCTCCGACGCACTACTACTGCTCTGCCGGCGCACAGCGCGACTTTCATTTCGTGCGCGGCATTCGGATCCGCAGCCTTTAGCGCGGCCTGGATGTCGAGCCATTCGCCGCCGCTCAGCGAACCCTTTGCCTTCGCACAGCAGCCGCAGCAGCACACAAGATTTGCCAGCTGAAAGCAATGCGAGAAGGCGCGGCCGGGTGATGTGTCATAGACAAGCCCAAAGTTCGCCAATCCCATCAGCCGGGTGCAATACGGACACGCGCCTTCCAGCTTTTCGAGCACAAACAACCGCAGCCGCACTTCGCAGAAATTCGGGGCCTCGTGGTACTTCTGACCTTCGACGCTGATCCGTCGATACTCGCCAGCGATCAGTCGTTTAAAACCGTCCCGCTCGTACCGCTCGACATCGCCACCCAACGGAAAGCGCGGACGCACATACACCAGCCAGTGAAAACGTTCCAACTGATCCAATGCCTCGAATGGCACCGACTTCAGATTCATTGCGGCCTCGCTTGCCCGTTCGATTTGTGCTCTTTGCGGTGGCCCAGCATCTGCGCGAAGGCCTCTGGAAATCGCTCGCGCAATTGCTTGCGTTCATAGGCGTCGGGATAGCGTGTCAGACCGACGCCCGCATATCCAGCGCGCTGCGCCAGCTCGTTCAGGCACGGCAAACGCGCCCGGCAAGCTTCGATGATTCGTCCATTCGGCGGCAGCGCAATCAGCAATCCGCCGCTCACAAGCTTGGTCAGATACGCCGGACGCACCCACAGCTTCCACTCTTTCTCGGGGACGAGATTGCGAAGCTCTTCCTTGATCGCCAGCCACGCCTCCAGAGCTTTGGCGTTTTCCGAAACCGGTGCAACCGCTTCAGCCGGATTCAGCTCCGCGCCGCAGGCGTGAGGTTTTTTTGTAGTAGTCTCTGTAGTAGTCTCTGTAGTAGTCTCTGCTTCCTTATAAGGTTGGTCAGTCTCTAGCCAACATGTTGGTGAGCCACTAGCCGACAAGTTGGCTAGAGACTCACCAACTTGTTGGCTAGTCTCTAGCCGACTTGTTGGTGAGCCACTAGCCAACTGGGAAATAGCTTCGCAGACGCGATCAATATCGACGCAAAAGTGCATCTTTCCGGGCATCCCACGCTTTGCCTCACGCAAAAACCCGCGCGCACATAGGATTTCCCGGGCCTGCTCCTGATCCCAACGCGAAAGGCAGGTTTCCCTGATCCAGTCTTCGCGCGTCTTGTAAAACCATCCATCGACCGCCTGGGTGCGTTCACTCCAATAGATCGCCTGCGAGAGCATCAGCCCCGCCGTCACGCTGCCGCAGATGCGCGCCAGCACGGGATGAAACGCCACCGGATGTGTCAGAAGCGCCCTCATAGGCGCATTGCGCTCGCTCAACTCCGTTGCCCCTGAATGGCTTGCATTGCCCTCGCCTCTAAAAGTGCGACCGCCGTGCATAGCAGCGGCCGCTCGTCTGTTACGTCCTGTTATGCCACTACCAGGATGTTTGTGATGCGCGCTTGCAACCAATCACGCACTGCCAGGGCTGCATCGATGCGCCATTTATCGCCGTCGGCTTCAAACAGCGCCAGCTTCGGGATCTCTTCTTTCGCTTGCTACACGCGAAAGATGAACTCACTCGCCGGTTGGACCACTTCACGAAAGGTGCGGAATGGTGCCAGGGTGACGCGCGGGCGAAGCGTCTCCGTAGTCTTCAACACTGCGCCGGTTTTCATGCCGACCTTTTGCGTGATACCGCTGTCTTCCGAGCTGCTGACGTGCTCGTCCGTCAAGTTGGCCGCGATCCGTAACAGATACTCGCGGTCCTCGGTCAGCGTGAATTGGGCAGCCAGCGCGATCATGAATGTTTCGTGATCATAGAACTGGCCGAACTTGAAGCCGTCGAGCTGCGGCAGCTTCGCCTGGATGTGATATTTTCTCCGAGCAAAGTCATCGCACAGCCGCGACACCAAGCGCACCGATGCATGATCGTCGACCCTGACGATTAAGCCCAGCGCGTCGGTACCGATGGCATTCAGGTCCGCCGCGATCAGGTCGACCAGTGCCGAAAGGGTTGTAATGCTCACCGACTCGGGGAGCGCCGGCCGCTGGTCGTATTCGCTCAGCGTCCGATCGCTAAGCACATGCCCGGGCTTGCCTGCGCTGACCGTCGGCGGCACGAGCGAATTCAGATACTCCATTGCCTCTTTAATCAAAATCTTCCTCTATCGTTCGAAACGTTAGAGCCTCACTCCTGAACACAACTGCGCACTTCTACTGCGCCGCCTCCGTCGCGGGTTTGCCGAAAAGCGCCGTCTGGCTGGGGTTTTCCGGATACGCCTTCATTTCATTACCCTGCCTGGTAAAGTAGATTTTGGCGCTCACTGCTGCGACGCCGCTGAGCTTGGTCGTTAGGACTGAGCCGATAAATTCCACCATCGCCGAGCGGCGATCGAGCGATGGCGCGAATTTAATTTTCAACGTCAGTTCGCGGACCGTATCCGAAGGTGTATTCACGTCCGCGATGTTTTCCAGGATTTTTGCCAGGTCGCGTTGGAAGATTTCTTCCGCGACGCCCTGACACAGGTTGCTCAACTTCAACGTTTGCTCTTTCTCCATTTGCCTCCCTCAATTCAGTCCTAACACCAACACCACTGTGCGCGGCCTGCCATCCAGGCCAGGAACGGTGAACGCGACGATCTGCATTTTGCCGCGCGGCTTCGCTTCCGTGCATACGGCGATGTTGCGGATCCCGTCGAAGATCACCAGCCGCTGCCCATCCACCGAGATTGTGCGCGTGATTTCGTTCATCGTGTGCTTGTCCTCACCGCCTGCTGAAAGGCTGCCTCAAAGTTGCCGCGCCACCTTGCCTGCACCACTTGACCAACGGCTTTCACAAAGC